CGTGCCCGTGTCAGGAATTTGATTCCCCGCCCGCTCGGTGACACCTCGGCATAACTGCAGCCGATCAGCCTGGCGACAATCGGCAGTGCCCACGCCCGCAGATTGCCGGATTCGTCCAGGCAGTTGTCCAAATCCACGCCGGTATAGGGTGCCTCAATGACTGTGGCAATCTTCGGCCTGCCGTCCACTGCCTCAAAATCGTTCCAGGTGCTCGGGTCATTGGACTTTGCCGGGCTGCCCGTGCATTGAATCGGGACTTTGTTCCCTCGCCGATCCTCCCACAGCATCCATCGTCGAAGGGCTGTCAGTTCCGCCGGCACTCTGCTGTAATCCATTGTTGCACCCAAAAGAAAAACCGCACGTCCTGCCGGATGCGAAACGGCAGGACGTGCGGGCGAGACCAGCCTATCGGGCTGGATTGGGGCATTGTCTTTGTACCGCGCACCCGTTCGCATCTCGGCTGCGCGGTCGTCACATTATGGGGCAGCCTGTGCCCGTCGTCAATCTTGTGCCAGCCCTGTCAGGTGTCGCATGATCTGGGGCAGGTGCTGCAAGGTCTCGTTCGCCAAGTTTGGATTATCGACCAACCGGATCGGCTCCACCCACTCGGAAATGGCCTCAACAGCCGCCGCCTTCGTCGTCTCCCTGATGGTCTCCAAATCACCGAAGATGCGCTGGTAAGAGTCCAGATACTGATCCCGCTCGCGTGTCACCTCCGCCAGATCCGCCCGCAACTGTCGCAGCTCTGGCGAGTCTGCAGGCACCTGCTGCACGGCGTCCAGTTCGATCCGCAGCCGCCGGGATGTCTCAGCCTGCTCCGCCCATTCCGCTGAAACAACGTCCAGCCTGTGCTGCAGATCGGTATTCTCCCGGCCTGCTGAAATGACGGCCTTTTCGGTGGCGTCGTTGATGTTCCGCAGGCTGGCCACCAGCTCCTCCAGTTGTGTGACTCGCTGCCGTGACTCGCCCAGCAGCCGCTGCACATAGGACACCTCGCTGCGTAGCTCCTCAATTTGCTCTGTCAATTTACGTTTTTCTCGCGACAACACTTCGCCTCTTTCCAGTGCCCCGGCCCGTTCATACTTCAGGTCTGCAATCAGCTCTGCCTGTCTTGTGTAGCACTCCCGCAATAGCCTGATTTTCTGCTCCGCATCCTGCAGCATCGGTGGCTGCTCATGTTCCTGCGGCTGTTCCTCCGGCTCCCGCTGCTGTGGCTGTGGCTGCGGCTCAATCGGGCGAATGTACCGCTGATAAGATCCAACCCAACCACCCACGCGCTCCGTAGAACAGCAAGATCCATCGTTTTTAACGGCCATATCGCCAAACCGCAACCTCTCACCGGCCTGCAAAACACGCCAGCCCTCGGGGGGTGTGTATTCCGTGGCTGGTGTGTCTGCCTGCTGTAGCTCCGATTGTGGCTGTGGCTCAATTGGGCGGATATACCGCTGATTCGCCTGCACAACTTTTCCCGCGCGAGCGGTCGCATACATTGCGTCATCTGCATGAACAATCACATCACCCTCCCGCAGCTCCTCACCCACCGCCAATACACGCCAGCCCTCGGGTGGTGTGTATTGCTGCGGCTCCGGCTGTGGCTCCGGCTCGATCCTGCGGATGTACCGCGACCCTTCGGAAACCGGTCCCTCAGTGCCCATGCTGCGCCACACACTACCGTCCTGCCTGACCCACTGATCGTCGAGCATGACCAACTCACCGACAGCTAACAATCGCCAGCCCTCAGGGGGCGTGTATTCCGTGGCTGGTGTGTCTGCCGCCTGCCCCTCAATCTCCGCCAGTTGCTCGGTTGTTGTTTCAGTCATAGCTCGCATCTCCTTCAGAATGGAACCTCGTCACCCCAATCATTCACCGGCGTGACCAACTCAGCCACGCGCGTGGGCTTTTCCTCAGTGAATTCAACCTTCACAATCCGGTCAAACTGACCGTCCTTTTTCACCAGCAATCGCGATGGCTTCCGGCAGGCTCCCCGGTTCAAGGCCACGACGGCCTCTGCCACTGTCCCAGGCACCGGGAACTGGCTGCGGTCCTGCCACCATTTGTACGCCTTCTCAAATGCAAACCCACTGTGCTCAAAACACACCCATTCCCGGACCACGATCCACGCCAGATTCCCCGGGGGCATGGTCTCATCACTCACCTGATAACTCACGCACAGCGTAGGCGGTTTCTCGCCTGCCCCGCGTTTCTGGTGCAGGTGCCAGTCCATCCGCTCGACGTCGTACCATTGCGGGGGCAGCTCGCCGACGATTGCCGATCGTGTGTCCATCTCGCTGCCGTGTCGTGGCTGCCTGTCCATCTCCCTAACAAACATGTGCCCGCATTCCGTGCACCGCACCGCGCTCAGCACACACTCTGCCCGGCACTTCGGACAGACCTTCGAGGGTGCCTCTGATCCGTCCGCGTTCCGTGGTTTGCTCACCCCGTAATCGTCAGAATCCAGTGCCCCGTGCCGCTGCAGATTGCCCCCAAAATCCAAAATCAGACAGTCCGTTTTCCCGTCTGCCATCCGCAGCCCACGCCCAACAATTTGCGCGAACAGACCGGGTGACATCGTCGCCCGCAGGACTGCCACCGCGTCAATCCGTGGCGCGTCAAACCCTGTTGTCAGGACATCCACATTCACACACCACCGCAAATGACCGGCCCGAAAATCCGTCAGCACTCGCTGCCGCTCAATGGCTGGTGTTTCGCCTGTCACCAGTCCCACGTCCTGCCCTGTCAGATCCCGCAGGGCTGCTGCCACCTGTTCCGCATGACTCACACCCGCACAGAACACCAGCACACTGTTCCGGCCCTCACAGGCAATCGTCAGCTCACAGCAGGCAGCGTGGATGATGTCATCCCCGCTGAATGCTCGCTCCATCTCAGCCGCCACAAACTCACCTCCACGGACCGCCACGCCCTTCAAATCCGCTTGCGAGTCTGCGGGATTGTTTGTCAGCCTGCTGAGATATCCACCCTCAATCAGCGTGCCTGTTTTTGCTTCATAGCAGACACCGCTGAACAGCTTGTCCGGCCCGCAAATACCGCCCTCATTTGTCCTGAATGGTGTCGCCGTCAGCCCCACGCAAAACATGCGGGAATTCAGCTTCCGCAGCTCCGTCAGAAACTGCCCGTACATGCTGCCCGCATCGTCGGAAATTAAATGTGCCTCATCAATCACCACCAGCCCGCGTTTGCCAAACTCCGCCGCGTCCCTGTAGACGCTCTGAATCCCGCAGCAAATCACCGCGCTGTCAATGTCCCGTTGCTTCAACACTGCAGAATTCAAACCAACCTGCAGCCCCGTCAGCCGCTCGATCTTCTCCGCGTTCTGCTGCAGCAGCTCTTTTCGGTGCGCCAACACCAGAACTCGCTGCCCCCATTCCACGGCCTGCCGAATCAGCAGTGCAATCACAATGGACTTTCCCGCTCCAGTCGGCAGGACGATCAGCGGATTCCCCTGACCGCTGCTGATGTACTGCCACGCCGCCGCGTTCGCTTCTGCCTGATACCACCGTGCTTCCATCGCTCGCATCTCCCCGCCCAAAAATCCCGGCAGCGTTTCCGCTGCCGGGACTGCACGCCACCCACACACACCCATCAGCCGAACGGATTTGCCATCTGCCCTGCAGTGGGGGCAGGATAGCTGGTCGTGGTCATCGGCTGCCCGCTGCTGCGCTTGACGGCATAGCCTTTGACCTCGTTCGACTCACGGCCCTCGTACTCACGCACGTCAACCGTGACTGTCAGCAGCCGATTGTGCAACTGCACGGAATCGCCGGGATTCGGAACACCCACGGAATCCTGAATGGCCTTCAGCCGCTGCTTTGCGATCGAGACCGCCTGTGCGTTGTTGTTGAACAGGTTCAGCCGGTCCCAGATTTTCCGGCCCTTGTACGGCCCATCCTGAACCTGCAACACCAATTCGAGGAACTGCCCGCTGCCGTTCTTCGTCGGCTTCAGTTCGCTGTCTGTGATGACAGCCTGATACTCACCGGCTGGCAGTGCTCCCCGTGGGGTTTCCGCCTCAACACCGGACATGTCAATACCTCGCAAACTCGCCATCTGAATCAACCTTTCGCATCTGAAGAACCACTCACCAGAAATTGAGCATACGCAGCCCAACTGAATTCAATCTCCTCCGGCATGGCCAGCCTGTTTTTTGCCAGTGCTGTCGGAGTCTCAACACACCGCACAAACCGCTCGCCGTTGCCCGACGCAATCACGCGGTCCCGGTTGAATCCCTGATCTTCCTTTTT